GGTTTTCTGTACTGATAAGTCCCTCAAGCATAGGAGAATTATTAATGGCCCTATCAATTCGATGTTCATGGTTCCCTAGCAGCATCACCATACGGGGCTTATAAACCTTGTGCTTGGTGCGTTTCTGGACATCTTGCAATTCCCTGAGAGGTGCTAGGAGGGCCTTCATAGCCTCCTTAGCAGTCTCAACGTCCTTCTTGTACCTTAGCCCCTCAAAGTACTTGCTACCAACCTTGTCATGGCTGGAGAGTGAAGGCATATCAGCAAAGTCACCAAGGTTGACCACAACATCTGGAAGGTAACGAACAATGGCCTTCCCTGCCCAAGTAAGGGGATTTGCATCATAACCTTCTTTGATTTGACAATCAGGGATTACTAGTATCTTCACTTCCAATCCTTTCATCGTAAGTGCAATGGTAGTTATGTACTATAGCAATTGCATCAAGAAACCTTTCTAAATTTCTCTTTTCCTCTAGCGGCTCCACTGAAAATAAAGGGAAATCCGCGTTTTCACCTCCAAGTACAGCAAGACTATATGTATTAGATATAGATTCATGTAAAGTTTTAAGAGTTTTACATAGCATTTTATCAAATTCATCATCATCAATCTCCCATTCAATTTTCATTTAGAAACCTCCATAACTCTAGGAACATCCACAACTTTAACCAGGAATTCAGGCCCATTAGAGTATAAAAACGTACGCATCTCAGGCCAGCATTGCTTCTTGTACGGACAATAGCCACACGAGGTGCATAGTTTCATGTTCTTGCTTGTCTTACTCTGTGGCACAGGATCGAGCCTTGGCAGTTCTGTTATATCTGATGTGACGGCTTTGACTGCTGCGTGTGCGCCAGACATGACTTTTTTCTTGTCCACAGTTATAGGATACCAACCTAGATGGCCTAACTCTTTTTGAATTGTTAGAAACCCAGCAGAAGTATGTCCTAATGCTACGGCATAACCTCCCAGTTGGAGTGCATACCCAAAAGGATCGTCTACTAATCCATGTTTGAATTTTTCTTCCCCGTATTTGGTAGTGCTCTTTACATCCACCAACACGCCATCTATCACTGCGTCTATCTTTCCTGTTACTTTCCATCCATCATCCAATTCAAGTGTTGCCCTACCTTGACGGCTAGTAACCTCATGTCCAGCGCCCTCTGTAACTGCAAGTACAAAGTCCTCAAGCATATTGCCATAGAAGAACTTGATTAACGTGTTCCCATCATGCTTCTCAGCAAGGTGTGGGCTATTAAACCGATAGTGGAGTTTACGTGGGCAAGGATCACCAATCTCACTAAAGTACAACGTCTTTGGTGGGCGTTCTTTAATGGTGTTTGACTTTTTGTACACCTCTTGCAAAGAAGATGTAAGGTCTAAAGAAGAAAAGCCCCAATAAGGAGCTTTTCCCTCTAGTGTGGTGTAAATGTCACCAACTAAAGTATTTATATTCAAAGGGATTCACCACTATCTGATGATGGGGCATCTCGTGCAACCAGTTCCTTAATCACTACACCGCCACGAGAGTTGACAACAGGCCCTTTGCCGTGTTGTTTTTCAAACTTGTGTGCATAGGAACCAGTAACATCAATCTCTGCCTTTGTGCCGTTACCAATAGCGTCAGCAGCAACAGCATTACCAGCATCATCCTTGAATTCCCAGGCATATAGACTCTTAGCGTTAAAGTGCAAGCCGTATTCAGGCTTCTCTGGGTTGTTCTTCACCTTGATTCCAAAATCCTCATTCAGCTTTGCTGCGGCCTTCTCAGACACGTTGCAAACAGTGAGTTTGTACTTCTTGTTTGCTGGATCAAAGTTGGTGTTGAGGGTGACGCTATCGTTAACCCAGAAAAGTTGTGCGTTTAGTTTCATAAAATTTCCTTAATGAACATCGTACCAGTTTTTACCTACCTTGGCTTCAGCACCTACAGGGCATCTGAAGTTTAAGGTGTTTCCTGCTTTCGCAGCACATTCTATTGCTATTTGTTTAACTATGTCAACATCTTTTTCTCCTACTTCAAATTCAATTTCATCGTGGCTGTAGTTGATCTGCTTGTAGTCAATTCCACTACGCTGTAGACAATCATTCACCTCAATCATCCATTGCTTAGACACTATGGCCCCTGCACTCTGAAGCAAGGTGTTCATAGACGCATGGGCACTCCTCACCCAAACCCTACGTCCATCTAAACCAGGAATGTGACCCTTCTCAGCAAGACGGCCCACCTTATCCTGAAGTGCTTTGAGGGCTGGTGTACTCTGCATGAAGGAATCAATCAGACGTTTTCCATCTGTGGCCCCACCATTGACAATTGCACCAATCTTTGCAGGGCCAGCACCATACAGCAATGCATAAATAAATGTCTTTGCTTGTGCTCTGGAGTCAAGTCCTGCTGCTATTTTATTCTTTGTGTGAATGTCTCCTTCAAGTAGTTCACGTTGATATTCAGCATCCTGCATATAGTGGGCAAGACACCTCAACTCAATCCCTGATAGGTCAACACCAACCAGTGCCTTCCCTGCTGGTGTAGTCCAGCATTGACGCATCTCTTTGCCATAGGGAACATTCACCCCTGCAACCTGACTCATGTTGGGTTTGGAGTGTGTACAACGCCCTGTGACGGCCCCAATGGAGTTGACGTACCCATGTACCCTGCCATCGTCTGCAACAGCCTCTAGCCAGTTTTTAAGTTGACTCGTGCGTTTCTGAAGCATGAGGGATTCATTGACAAGTTTAGCCTCTGGAATGTCAACACCCTCAAGTGTTCCCTCATCAACAATCCACTTGCCGTTAGGGGTCTTCTCTTTAGGTTTCCAACCTAACTCTACAAGACGTTCAGCAATGTGATCCCGGCTGTTGGGATTGAATTCCACAACCTTGTCCTTGAGTTTCTTGCCTGTCTTCTCTGACACCCTCTCAATGACCTTGGGTTGCCACTTTTCTTGGAGTGTCTTCAGGATGAAAGCACTTCTGTCTTCTAACGTGGCAAGCAGCATCAGGGCATGAGGCATATCCAGCATCCACCCATTGCGTTGCTGTTTTGCCAAGATGAAGGCAACCTTGTATTCCAATTCAATACTCTGGCTGGAAAAGCCTAAATAGGCCAGCTCATAGACCAACTTTTCATAAAGTTTTGCAAGCACGATAACATCTTGCTTGTTATATTCCACAAGCAATGTTAAGTCAGGATTGTCCCAGTTTGAGTATTCACCCTTGAGACACCCTAGACGCTTGCCCCATGCATCCAAAGAGTGCCCATCTTCTAGGTCAGGCTTGTACAACCTTGAGAGCACCAAAGTGTCCTTTTGCTGCTCTTGAGGGATGACAATACCCCAAACCTTTTCTAACACATAGAAGTCAAAGGCAATGCCATTGTGGGCCACAAAATCATGGTTGGGAATTAGAGGCAGGAGAGTAGAGGGTTCATAATGAACAACAGGCTCATCAGACCCAACTTGGGTTGTACAGCACCAAATATGGGTATGCTTGCTATTCGTTTCTATGTCGAGGAAGACCATTTTTGACTTTCTTTATTAAGTTATCGTAAATTGATCTGGTTGTAGGGAGAAGTTGTTCTTCATGTATAAGAAATTCTCTAATCCTTTCCATGCGTCTATCCATCTCAGTCTTTAGAATTTTGTCAATAATTACTTTCTTAGGTGTTGTCATACGTTCCTTTATTTGCTTCAATTGGAGCAGTTTTGAGAACACCCTCAATGGCCCTTGCAATGGCAAAGGCACTCATCTCATTGTGAGAGATGTGCTTTATTGCTTCAATGATTTCCTGGTCTGTAAGGGGAACAAACTTTTGTTTCACAAGGGCATCCCTTTGTTCTTTAATGCACTTTGGCCTATCACAATAATAACTACAGGAATGAATATGGTTTACATTATGCATTTTCTACTCTTTTCTGTGTATAACAAACTATAAGATTTCTTTTTTCATCCACTACACAATCAAATACTTCACTATCATCTTCTTCCTTATCAATAACTTTTGTATTATTGCTACAACCAACTAAAAATAATATAAGAATGATAAGTGTTTTCACAACACCTCCTCTGCTGGTTTAGGAACCTCAAACAGCCTACCATTAGAACTATCATACCGCAGGTAGAACATCTCACCCGTGGCCTGACCAGTATAGCGATCTTTCAACACCCTGAAGGTTGTGGTCT